ACTTGGTGAGGTGTCGTCACGAGAGAGCTGGTATCTTGGTATCCATTAGTCCCGGTGTGAAATTCAAACGTAAAAGCATTAGAATTACCTACATTCGAAAAACTGAGAGCATCCGTATCTTCATCGTACACGACCAAACTGACATTAGAGTCTGGGGGTGCGAGAACAAGTTCAAGATCTTCGGCTAAAACGTATCCATTTGCATAGTTCGTTTCACTCAAAGTAAATACATTCCCATCTACACTGAACGTTTTGTTCGTGGAACAGGTTGTCAATTGAGGCGTAGGAATTCTCGCAGAAACCAATGTGATTTTGGATACGTCATAAATTGGATTTTCCAATGTAACGACATAACTATTCGCATATGAATACAAATTTGTTTCACGTTCACTACTATCTATGCTAAGGTTATACACCTTCATTAAAATAGATGTATACTATTTTAATGACTGTTTTTATCTACTGATCTCTCTCTTATTGATACAGCGAGTGAGCCAATGGGTTGTTCTGGAGCTGGCGCTGGGCAATACTGAGATCCCGTGCGTTGGGGTTCTCGTTCCCCTTATAGGCGTTAAACTGGTGGAACGCTTTTTGCTGGTACTGCTGGGTCCAACCACCGTTGGCGGCGTTCATGCGACCATCGACACGAGTCGTATCCGAACGAACTGCTGTCAAGGCACCACCCTGCTTGAGTGCACTCTCCCGAACATTCATACGACCAGCGTTACCCATGCGGTTAGGCTTACCACGACGGTCTTCGGGGCGGAAACCGTACTTCATGAGTTCCTCGTTCGTCTTCGATGTCACCTGAGCGGCAACACTGTTCGTGTACGCACCACGGAAGTTGGTGATACCCGGTTGCGCTTGGTTGTTGTAGTTGTACTGTTCATCGTTGCGATCACTCTTGAATCGCGTGGGATCCTGGGAAACAGTTTGCGCCGAGACGAAACGCTTAGCGCCATTGAACCCGAGGCCATCTTGGCGAAGACCGGTTTCGGACCTATTGGTTGTCCTCTTGGTCTTCTCGTGTTCGTTGCGGGGAACGACACCGGACATACCTTGGGCGCGACCAGCCACGACGGGGCGTCGTGATAGAAGGAACGCGGTCGTATCGGGTTTGTTATGGGTGAGTTCACCGACAACAGCGGAGCGACCACCGGTGACATCCACCGCTGGACCAGCTCGTCCGGGGAGGGTGGTAAGCCTATAGGCACCGACATTGACGGGATTCACCCTAAACATTTGCTGGTACCCACCGACCGCTGGGGTATCGGCACTGACACCGAGACCTGGACCAACCATCTGCTTCTCGACGGGTGATAAGTTGTTCATACGACCCTGATCATACATACGGTTGCGCATGTTCAGGATCTCCTGACCGCCACTTCGTTGTTGCTTAGAAATATCAGCAAAACTATTCATCTCTCTCTTCTGGGGGACAGGCTCAAAATTGCCGTTTTGTATTTCTATAGGAGCTTTGACTACCGGTTTTTCAACCTCCTGTATAGGTGGTGGAACCGACTTAGTACTCAAAGTTCGACCAACATAGACTAGACCGGCCACAGCCATGAGCGAAATGGGATCAGCCATTGTTACTTATTACCGACATTTTTATTAGCGTACCTTTGCTGAAAAAGGCCATTCTGAAGTTCGGCACGGGTACTGACGGGCTCATACCGTAAGGTACGGAGGGGAACTTTACATTCCATGTTGGACAGTGGGAAGAGATTACGTTCATAGGTTTGGACAATCACTTTATTGAAACGGGATGTGGTTTGAGGACGAAGTTGATCACTCGTATCGATATATTGGGCTGGAGAACCTTTACCGGCCATGTAGGGAGAGGTCCCGTACAACATGGTGTTGGGGCGACAGCTACCACAGTTGAGACTACTGGGCTGTGGATACACAAAAATCTCATCAGTCGCTTTTACTGGGGGAATCGCACCCTTGTTTTGAACTCTAGAAAGGCCAGGTTGAAGCTGATACGCCATTTATTATTACATAAGAATTTTAATCTAACTGAAGGTTCCGCCACCACCTCGCACACTTCCACCACCACGGGGACCCCTTATGTCACCATCCCCACCGAGACCCGCGAACGCCTCGAGCTGGACACCCCGAGCATCTGGGTCGCAGAAACGGGTATCACTCTTACACATCGGACCATTCTTGGGACCGTATAACCATTCGGCGAATCCAGTCTGATCCCCTGGGATATTCGATACCGGGGTCGTCACAAATTGCCGATCCACACCGTTCCTCATGTACTTAGGAAGGGGGGAACGAGAACGCCCTCCATCCATAGGAATCTTATCACTCGTGTAACTGTTCACGAAAGGTTTCACGGTGGGGTAATAACACGCCGATAACCGATTGGGTGCGTCCGTGTAATCAGTGATGAGCACATTACCCATAGGATTATCCTCGGTGGGCATCTGACACAATTCACCTTCGATTGTACTTCCAAGTGTTTCAGTCACCATTTTAGACCGATAAAGAACATATATAACAGAGAGAACCGTCACCCCCAAAACGAATATTCTGGGGTCCCGGCGAATAATGTAAATGAGACAGCTCGCATAAATGACAAAACGAGAAGCGGCATTGATACGATCTTCTGGGGTTTGTTCACTCGTGGGCCAGAACTGGGAAACCTTATCAGCCCTGATGAGCTGCTGAGGATCGTCGAACCAGACTTTCATTTAATATAAGATGAGGTTTATTTTTTAGGGAGACCACCAAGCATGCTTCCCATCATCTTCATGAGGGCATCGTGGTTCAGTTCACCATCTCCATCTTGCATCTTATCAGCACATTCCTTCGCGATTTTCTCGATCATCGAGAGTGTCTCATCAGGAATGGATGTGATCGTCGTACCGAGCATGTACAGAGTCTGGAGATATTGCCATGTCGCAGACCTCGTATTGGCGGACATTCGCTTCCAGTAGGACTTAATATTGAGGTCCTTGAGGAAATCGATGTTCTCAATCTCCTTGAGGAGGAAGGATTCATCTTTAGACGAAATCTTATCCGCATATGGACTCACACCCTTCATGTACGCATCCACGACGAGACGTGGATTACCAGACTTCAGTAAATCGAACGACGTCATCATCTTTTTTATGCCTTTTTCCTCTGGAAAAGTCTTGTGCAATTCCACAAGAAATTGACCCATCATATCGTTAAACGCAGTAACGGATGCCATTTTCTTATTCTACTGGTATAATCTTTAAGTTTAGAAAGGGTCTGTAGAAATAGACTCTTTCTGGCCGATGCCACCCGACACGATAAAGAATACCAGAATTGCGTTGAGGACAGCAGGCTTGGTGTATTTATTGAGTTCCAATTTACCTTCATTATTGAGATTAGCCTTCAGGTGAATGTAGGCAGCAGTGATACCCCCCGCGATGAGTGCCGCCTTCATGGGGTCACGGAGATAGTCGGAGAGTTCCATTTAATTATACCTAGGATTTTTTGTACGCTGTTCTGGTGCGTCCCCAAAGAATACATCATCGTCTTGTTGAGGCTGGGCCTGAGGCTGAGGCTGAGGCTGAGGCTCCAACTCGGGCATGGGCACAGGTGCTTGCACACCTGGAACCGTCTTGAATTCATTTTCGAGACCGGTCGGTTCAGGGTCTGGGTCCGCCATCGGCTCGGGTTCGGGTTGGAACTCTGGTTCAGGTTCCATCACAGGCTCTGGCTCTTGCTCATCGTACACTTCGGGGTCAGGACTATCTTGAATTTCACCGTCGAGAGAGATATCCCTAGAATCCTGACTCATGTACGTCTGAAGAATCTGCTGTACGGGAATGAGTTCCTTCACGGTATTCTCGATACCGAGGGTGAAGCGAACCGTCAATTTTTCATCCCTCAGGTATTCACTCTGTTCCTCACTGAAAATGTAAGGGTCCTTGTACAGATCCTTCGCGATGTTGTTGTAACACGTCTGGATGAACACTTCCTCCGTGGGAAGCTTCAAAGAAATCTTCTTATTATCCGCCTTGAGCCGGACCGCGGAGAGAATCTTCGTACACGCGACAAACACAGCGGCGAGAAGGTCACCGAACCACGAGCACCGGTTCGTGATGTTGTCTGAGTGGTTCTTGGACATGGCGTTGGACCAGTTTGGAACCTCCTTAAGAAGCTTCTGGAACATGATGAGGACTTTGCGACCGTTCGACATGTTCACAGCCTCGGTATGCATATCCTGAAACACTTCAATCATGGATGGACACATGATGAGACAAAGTTGGCCGAGGTATTCACGCTTAGCTTCACAGAGTACGTTGAGATTCTCAGACATTTTTATGATTAAAGTGGTTTTTAATTGAGATTTTACTACGCACTTCTCCTGTACTTGTTCGCAATCTTCTTGAGGTTCATGAGATTTGGAAAGTCAGTCTCTTCCTCTTGCTTTTCGACTTTGGGTTTCTTCTTTTTGGGAACGATCCAAGAAACATAAATATCATGGTCAGTCACCAACTGAACCGTGAAACCACCGAGTGTAAATTGTCTCGCGATGTACTTCGCCGCCAGACCTCGGTCGAACACGGGGTACCCGAGGAGAAATCCTGGAACTGTCAAGAAGATCTGTTTGTGGCCGAGTTCCACTGATTGTCTAATTTTGGTAGAAAATTGTTCGTAAATCTTTGTATAAATTTCTTTACGAAGTTGTTTTCTCTTGTCATCAATCTTAGTGACATCATCGATGCTGATCATTACAATTACTGAAACTTATTTTTTACTGAATCCAACTCAGCCTTGGTAGGGGATGACACCTCCTTAACAAGTTTATACTCGAGAAACTCTTTACCAGGGGAACCATCCGAGAAAGCCGATATGTTAGTTGGAACTTGGACACCGAGAGGTTGCGAACGAAGAGATACCAGAGTAACCTTGCCCTTGTCAACTTCAAATGTGGCGACGACGGAAAAGCCGAACGAGAACCCATCCTTCTTAATGGTCATGAACATGCACTCGAAAATGTCCTTGTCGTCACCTCTATAATGTTCGACGGATGTAGTCTCGATGATGTACGTGCAGAGACCAGTGCGCTTAGAAATTTCCCGATTGGCTTGGAGTACGAACTCTTCCATCATATCATTATCGACGCTCGCTTCAATTTTCTTATATTTCGAAAGATCTGGTCTGGGATCATTCAACTTAATTGGGGGTACGGGTGCTGTGTATCCTGAGAGACCAAATGCTTCTGTGAAAGATTCACGGGAAGTTGTGAGATAAACTACCAATACGAGAAGAATGATCACAACAAAGTAGTTCATATTTACTATAATGCGTTAATTTTTTTTTACAAAATACCCTATAGATACTAGATGTCGCTCCTGATCTATAGCCCGAAATGCAAACACTCTATGGATATCATCGAGTATATTAATAAAGTTCCCCAGCTGAAACAACTCGTGCATTATCACAACATCAACACACAGGGCGTCCCACAAAATTACCGGAACAAGATTAACCGGGTCCCCACGATGCTCACGAAGAATGGTAAGATCCTCGTGGGGAATGAGATCAAGAATTGGCTCGACTCACTTCTCCCAAAGAAAGAGGTCGAACACTCTGGAATCGGTGCGTTTGGGGGGTCGATGTCGAGTCTCGATGGTGGTGATAACAACTCGGACATGTTCCGCATCGATGACTACGGACAATCACTTCAACCTGCGATGACCAAGGAACTAGAGGAGAAGATTAACCGCGAAGTATCGAAAGGTGTCGCGTATACAGATTTAAAGATGTAAAACGTAAAAAAAGGAGACATGAAACTTGTGACTATACAAGCTTCAGCTTTTAAGTCAACATTTGAGGTACTCAAAGATATTCTCAATGATGTGAACATCTATTTCAGACCTGATGGAATGTATGTGGTCACACTGGATAGTGCGAGGACATCTCTCATCGACATGTATCTTTCGGCTGATAACTTTGAAGAATACCATTGTGATCAGGAAGAGATCATCGCCGGTATTAAC